CTCCCCGCCACGGCGCCAGTCTGCCCGAACGTTAGCGCCGCCGTGCCGGAGATGGCGCCCGAGCTGGCCGCCGGGCGCAGCGCCCCCAGGATCGTGCCCCACTGCTTCGCCGCGCCGAGCGAGCCGGTCTTGTTGCCGCTAGCCCCGGCCGTGGCCTGTATGGCGTCGGCGCTGTCGGAGCGCTTGACGGTCGTTACCTGCCAACTCTCCGTCAGTGCGGCCGTGATGGTCGACGTGGCTGAGTTGGCCGCAATGCCCATGATGAGCATTGCGCCGTCCGTGACGGTCGTGATGCTCAGTCCAACCGGCGCGGCGTTGCTGCCGGAGTCGTCAACGTTGGTGCTGGCCGTCACGTCAATCGGCGTCGTCTGGTGTACGCCGGTGTAGCGGTCGATGCCGCCCGATGACGCAACGATGGTCTGCGAAGCGGTGAAAATGTAGCTCGCGCCTTCGCCCGACGCAATCTTATAGAACGCGTCCGCGTGCCCGCCGCTGGCGAATATCGCGGTACCGCCGGCAGAAGTCCAGCCGGCCGGCGCTGACCAGGTGCCAGCCGACGCCAGCGAGCCAGCGATAAACGCCCACAGCACGTCACCGTCCACCGTGCCCGTAGGCTTGGTGATGGTCAGCGTCGTGCCGCTGTTGGCGGTCGCGGTCTGCGTGCCGGAAGCGCGGGCGATGGCCATGCTAGTTTATGGGCACGACGCCTGCAGCCGGGTATTGGTGGCCTGTCACCAGGAACGCTAGACGGCACTGGCCGAATGCCGGAGTACAGAAGGCGGCCAGCCCAGGGTCGGCAGTAGCGAACTGCGGCCGGCTGGTGTACAGCGTCCAGTCCATACCGCGATAGCTGCCGTTACCGCCCAGCGTGACACCGGCGAAGTTCTGATAGCGGCCGCAGATGGTCCAGCCCATATCGAACACGTTTGAGCCGGGACGACTGTACCAGGTGGAACACGGTCCATCGTTCAGCGACAAGATGATGGGCCGTTCGCCTGTGTCTGTAATGCGCAGCGGTGGCGGCGCGCCGAAGTCCAGCGACCCGGCCCAATAACTGACCGCGCCGGTGCCAGGGGTCTTGACCCACAACTGGTAGTCGTGGTCGCCATGCGAACGAGCCGCCACAGTCTCTAAGATGTGCGTGATCAGATAGCTCTCCACGCCCTTACCGTCACGGTCGGTGGCATACGTGCCCTTGTAGCCGGTGTGAAACTCGCGCACCTGGGTGAACGGCTGATTGGCCGAGGCCAGCACCCAGGCCGGCGGCGCGTCGCCATGCTCGTGTACGTTCAGCCCGTCATGGCTGCCGGGCGCGTGCCAGCCCAGCGACAGGCCTACCGTGGGCGTCACGGTGGCGGTAGGCGCAACGGTGGCGGTGGCCGTGCTGCTGGCCGTTGCGCTGGGCGTGGGCGTAGCGGCTGCCGGTGGGCACTCCCACAGCGTATTCCCGGCCAGCGTCACGCCAACCTGGGTGCAGTTGGCCGGCAGGGCAATAGCCGGCGGTTGTGGAACGAAGGCCACCAGCGATAAGGCCACTACAAGGATCAAGATAAGGCGGAATTGTTTGTTCATCCTAGCTTCTCCGTTGCCCGCTCGATGGCGGCTGTCAGACGTTCGCCAATTTCGGCTAGGTCGGGGGCAGGCTCGGCCTTGCGCGGGTGATGCCGCTCCAGCACCGCCCGCGTCTGGCTCTTGGTCTGGCATTGGATCAGCTCATCGTCAAAGTCCGCGCCGATGGGCATGCCGGGGTTATCCAGCGCCGCCTTGCGCAGCGCCGCATAACTCTTGACCATCGCGGCGAATTGGTCACTAGCCGGCGGGGCCGGCTTGCCCGGCTCAGCGGGCGCGGCAGATGCGCCCGGCTGCGCGGGTGCGGCTGGCAGCGCGGGCGGCTTGGCAGCCAGCTTCGCCTCCGCGTCCAGCGCCTTGAGTTCGGCCGCGGATAGTGACGGGTCCATGATCTTGGCCGTGATGCTGGGCGCGTCGATGCCCTTGACCGTGACGCCCAGGAACACCTTGTCGCCGCCGTCGATGGGCGCGAAGCCCATCTTGCCGCGCGCCTCATCCCGGTAGATGACGTTCTGCTTGACCGCTTCGTCTACCCGCTTCCACAGCGCGTCTTCGTCTTCCTTGAGCGCGGTAATCTGGGACGTGTCAAACTCGGCATACGTGTCGGCGCTGTCGCCGTAGAAAGGTAATAGTTGCTGGGTAATCTCGGATGAGAAATAGCGCCACATCGGCTGGCGCACTTCCTGGGTAAAGGCTTCCTGCGCCTGGGAGTAGTTACTGTAAGTGCTGGCCTGCAAGCCCACCTTCGCGGCCACAATCAGCGGTGACACGCGGAACGCCATGCAGATGCTCGCCTCGGTGCGCCCGTCCACTTCGGGGAATGCCATGTCTTTAAATGACGTCTGCACGTTCTGGTACGTCAGCCCCGCGCCCAACACCGCCGGCTCACCCCAGTTCTGATAGCCGCCGTGCGCGACGCGCCACAGCTCGCGGTTACGCATGGCCTCCTGGGTGGTCAGGGATTGCGTGGTGGTCAGGATGCCGTTGACCGCCGTGCCGTGGTCGAAGAACAGCTTGAGAAAGTCGGTGACGGATAAGCGAACACCGATTGATTTTAGGGCGACTGCCGTTCGGCTCAGCGACCGCACCCACGGGTACAGCGGGTCAAAGTTCTGGAAGATCACCAGCCGCTCGCGCGGCACGTCCACATACGGCATCCCCGGAACGCTGTAGCGCACGGCGCGGATGGGCTGCTGCGGCCCGCGCATGAACGCGCAGTAGGCCGGGTTCATCGGCCACAGCGCCGCCGGCTCGCCGCCGTTGTTGAGCTCCACTTCCCAGACGCAGAAGCCGGCCGCGTCCAGGTAGATACTCGACGCCTGCCAGAACTCCATCTCGCCCATCTCCGCGTTCGGGCGCTCAAGCCGCGCCCGCGCCGGATGGCCGATGATCTCTTTTTTGTCGTCTTTCTTGCCGGTGTAGAACTTCAGCGGCGGCTCGGCAATCGCGCCGGCGCGCACGTCCATGCAGGCGAACACCAGCTCGTCGGAGCGGTAGCCCTTGGACAATAAATTGAAGACGCTGGGCGTCGGGTATTGCGGGGTGGTGATCTCCCACGCCGGCCACTGGTTAGCGACGGACGGCGGCAATGGGCCGTTACCCTGTATGAGCTGCGGAACTACTCGCGTGTAATTATCGGCATACGCCATGACCACCACCGCCTTTGTTCTCGCTCCGCCTGATGCTCAAGCAACTGATCCTGCAGGTCCACCAAACTCTCATCACACGCCATCACCCGCGCGCCGCGGCCCCACAGCGCCGCCGCGCTCTCGGCCACTTCGCGGCGCGGGTCCATGAAGACACGCTTGCCGTGGGAGAGCCAGCCGATAGACGGCAGCCACACGCCATACGCGATCACGAACTCAGGCGCGCCGGGATCGGGCGTCAGATCCATAGCTGCAAACCGTTGATGGCCAGGTAGTTTTCCAATGCGGCGCTGATAACCCGATCATCGTGCGCCCCGTCGGGCGCGCTGAATGTCGGGTGCCCGTTGGCGTTGGTCTTGACTTCGTAAGCAATGAACTCTTCCCGGTACACTTTGGGAAACTTCTTGCCGCGTTGCAGCGCCAGCGCCAGGTTGTCAATCAGCGCCGGCTTGGTCGTGGCGCCCATGTTGAAGCCGCGCTCCTGGTCTGGGCCCATTTCGATTCTCAAATCGGCGGCCAGCAACAGTTCAATGTTTGGGCCGCCGATGGAGTTTCGCTCGGGCAGGATGCGCGGCTGGAACATTTCGAGTTCGTGGCCTGAGTTGCGCGGGCACTTGTCCACCTTGCCGGCTGTCTGGAAATCACACACCTTGCACTTAGTCCAAGTCCATTTGTCCGACAGTTGCTCGACGGCCTTGCGCTGGAAAATGTAATCAAACGTGTTAAGGTGCATCCAGTCAACTACCCGGTCACACTTCGTGCAGCCGACCGTGCCGGAAGTGAAGTCCACTACCTTGCCCCAATCCAGTCCGATATTGATCGGGTGCCCGAAATGGTCCTCGGGCCGGTCTGGATCAATCAATACGCAGCACTCCTCAACCTTTTGAAAATAGTTCCCGTCCGCCACAAACAGCGCCGCCCATTCCTGGTCATAGGTGCGGGTCGGTACGCGCCCCTTGGCTAGTTCGGCGGCATGCTGTATTTGCGGGTTAGGATTGGCCGATGACGGCGCACGCCAGGACTTGATTTGCTGGCCATCGTCCTGCCCGCGCTGCCATTCGGTGTAAAACCAGTTCATGCCCTTTGGCGTGCTGATGTCAATCTCGCACCCGCCGGCATCCGCCAGGGTGGGCATGATGGCGTCGTTGCGCGCCTCTTCGCTCACGCGGGCCGCTTCGTCAATCACCACTAAGTTGAACGCTTCGCTGCGAATAGCGTCAATGTTGTCCGCGCTGTACATGCCAAAGAACCCGCCGAGATGCGTGGTGATCGTGCGCTCCGACTTGCTGATATCCATTAACTTCGCCTGCACCAGTGGCGCGCACACGGCTTGAGAGAACCGCCACAATGCGCGGCCATTCTTGTATGTCGGTGTCACCCAGGCCACGTGCCCATGCTGGCGCAGAACGTTCATCACAAGCGTTCCGCCTAGCACGGACTTCCCCCAGCGGCGCCCGGCGCAGATAACTTTAGTCTGCGCCGGGTGCATCGCTATCTGGTATTGGTCGGGCCTCAAGGCTGGTAAGCCCATTGCGATACTCAATCGGTTTTATCCCTATCAGCGCCAGGTTGTTGTTCACCGTCACTTGCGGCGCCTCGCTGGCGAATACGCCTAGCGCCTTGCCCAGTTGCACGGTCGCGGCTTGCGCGTCGTACAACTCAATCTCTATTTCGTGCGTCTCAATGTCTTCGCCTTCGGACTTGCTGATAGTCGTGGTCTTTTCTTTGATTTTCTTGACCAGCGACATCACGCCCCGCTCGCGCGCCTGGTCAATATCAATGCGGTGCAACGGGCCGATGAAATCATCCATGTTGCCGCGGGAGTGCGCAGTTAGGCGCGCAATCACTTCTTCGGCCGTTGCATGTTTCTCGGATAGACGCTCGGCAACAGCCGCTTTTACGCTAACATTCGCTAACAGTCGTGACGCCTGTTCATTGGCCGTCTTTTTAGAATAGCCCGCCTGCTTCGCCGCTTCCGTCGCGTTCCAAAGCGTTAAATAGAGTTCTACAAAAACGCGTTGCCGGTTGGTCAGTTTAGGCATATACGAATATCACCCGCGTCCCCGCCCGCCCAACCACACCAGCAGCACGCCCACGATGGCCAGCAGCACGCAGCCAGTTGCCAGGGCGCCGAGGCGGAGGATGTGGGTCATGGCTTGGCGAAGTACGCGATGATGCCAATTAGCGCGGCCACAGCGAATACCCCTGAAAGAACGTACCCCACCACCTGCCCAGCCCCGATGCCTTGGCCGGTGCGCTGGCTTTGAACAGCGCCAATCGTTTCCAGCTTGGTCGCTGTATTCTTTTGCGCATCGGCCAGCGCCAGCAGCGCGGCGGTCAGCGCCGGATCGGCGACGGCTTTCTCGCCAGCGCCCTTGTAACTTTGCTGTTCCAAAACGGCCACCTTCTCCGATAGCGGCTGGAATAGCTGCTGCAGCTGGAGCAACTGCTGCTGCTGAAGCTGCTGCTGAGCGGCGGACTGAGCCGCGGCCGCGGCCGCCACCTGATTCCGCAGCGTCTCAGCCGTGGTGGCCAGGTTATTGGCCAGCAACGTGGCCTGGGTCGCCGCGCGCTCGTTGTCAGCCTTGCGGGCTTCAACGTCCACCTGCCGAATGGCGTCGATGCGCTTGGCTTCGGCGTCGCGCAGGTCCGCCGCGTGGTTCTCACGCATGGCGGACTGCTCATCCACCCGCCGGGACTCGGCTTCTGCCAGTTCGACCAGCCGCCGCAGTTCGGAGTTGGACAGCGATTGGTCAGCGGAACGATTTGCTTCAAAGCGCCGGTCGCGCTCCTCCAGCAAATCATCAACGCGCTTGAACCCAGCCGTTACCAGGGCCTTGACGTTCTCGGTCGGGTCAATTGCCCCGACTACCGCGCCGTTCGCGATACGGGCGGTAGGTTCAGCCGTTGTCGCAGCCACAGACTAAGAGCGCCCCGCCCTTAGGCCGCAGGCGTGTTGGCCACGACAGCGGCAGCCACTTCGGCGCGCTTGGCGGCCAGCGAAGCGGTGAGTGCGTCAATGGCCGCGGCGGTGGCCGGGTCCGTCGAGCCGGTCTTGAGGCTGGCCACCAGGGCCGTCAAGTTGGTCAGCAACGTCTCGACGCTGGTGTCTACTTCGGTATCGGCGGCGACTTCGGCGGTAAGAGCGGCGAGTGAAACGTCTACAGCGGTCATGGTGTTTTCAATCCTTTTCAATAGGCGGAAAATCTCCGCGAGCTTGCGTTCCAGGTCAAGCAACAGGAATGCTTCGATGGCTTCGTCGTAGTCATGCACGAGCGCCGGCCCCTACCCCAGCCCGGACAGGTTCAGAGCCAAAAGCAACAGATAGATAATCAAGATCACCGCTACCACGATGATGGCCAGGTTCTTGAACGGCGCCGGGAGCGGCACATAGTTCTGTATGACGTAGATCACCGCCAGTAGCAGGCAGATGATGATGACGGCCACGATCAGCTGGTACAGAAGCCCCGAGACGCCGGCGGCGAGAACGGTAAGCGGGAGAATGGCAAGCATGGGTTATCCCTTCTGTGCGATTTCGTTAAGGTTGCGCAGATCACCGTTCGCGGCGCGCTCCGGTGTAGGGTCGGCGGGCGGATTGTTGACCGTCACCGTGCCGCCCGCGTTCACCTGCGGCGCCGACTTGGTAGCCGCGTCTTCGGTGGCAATCGAATTTATAAGCACCAGCAGCAGCGCGTCGATGGCCGCCCACACTTCCGGCTTGACCCGGAGATAGGCCAGCACCAGTGTTTGCACCACGCCCAAAAGTGCCAGTAGCACCTTGCGCGAGCGGAGTAGAGATTTCAAGCCGTCGGTGGTCATGGTTGCCCCTCAACAAAAAAACGCCCGAGCGTGACGCCGGGCGCAACGGACGGCGATAAACCGCCATCGGTGGGGAACAGCAAACTGGGCGAGCCAGGTGTAGGCATCGCCCTACAGTGTAGGACAAAGAATCTAGACTGTCAATCAAAACGCTATAGTTTATCTAACTCCCACACGCACTTCAATAACTGCGGCCTAAAGTTAGACGTCCGGCGGCAGGCACAATTCGCCCGCTTTAATGTGTAAGCCGGGGAACGCCTGCGCCAGTTTGGCGCGCAATTCCAGCATGGGCAGTTGGGTATCGAATGCCTGGCGCAGTTCTGCCACCCGCGCCAGCAGTTGCCCCATATCCGGCTCGATAGGCTCTGCCGCCGTGGCGCTGGCCTCCAGGCTGGCCGCAGCATCCCGCGCTCGCTCGATCTCGCCTGCCAGCAGCGCGCGGGAACGCAGCGCCGTGACGGGCAGCCCGTCGAACTCAGTGGCCAGCGCGGATAGTGCCGCGCGTGCGCGGGCCAGCTCTGCCGGGTCCACGCTGGGCCGGCGCGGAACAGACAACAGCAGCGGCTCGACTTCATCGTCCTCAACCGCGTCCATTAGCTCTTGTAGCAGCGCCAGCAGGTTGCGCTCGGAGATGTTGTTGCCCGGATGTGGCAGGCCACGGGTCGGCGGCCATCCCGGCTGCCACTTGTAGGCCATCGCGCACGCATAGTTGAGATACTTACCGTTGTGGACGTGGTAGGCAGTCAGCACGCGCCCACAGTACCCGCAGCGGGCCACGCCCGAGAAAAGCCCCCCGCCCTTGCCATGCGCCACGCGGCGCCCAACGGAGGCCCGGCGGGCCAGTTCCGTTTCGATGGCGGCGCACGTCTCAGCGTCCCAGGCTGGCGGCTGCAAGCCCTGGGCGGTGAAGTGCTGGGTGTTGGTCTTGCGCGCACGCCCGCCGTGGACAATGCGGCCCTGATACCATGGGTTGCGAATGATCTGCCTGACGCTGTTGTTGCTCATGCGCTTGCCGGTGGCCGGGTTGGTCTGGAGCGCTTGAGCGATGGACTCGTAGGACTGGCGCGCCAGGAACAACTCGGCCAGGCGGTCAAGGAACGGGCGGTACTCGGCGCGCAGCTCGCAGCCGATCCGGTGGCCGTCCTCGTCGCGCAGCGTCCGATAAAACGGACTGTGCCGGGTCGGGTGCAGGCCACGGCGGGCAACGGCCGCCTTGCCCATCATCATCCGGTCTACCCGGTCGGAGTTGTCACGCTTGGCCAGCCAGGCTGGGAAGATGGCAAACTCCTGGTTGAACGTCTCGTTGACCAGTTGCACCTGAATGGGGTGCTTGTCGAGGATCTCCAGGAACTCCGCCATCGGGGTATAGGCGCGGTAGAGACGAGACGTTGACCACGCCAGCAGAGCATCGGCGCGGCCGCTGGCTAGCTCCGCCAGCATCGCGCGCCATTGGGGGCGGTCGGCGTTCTTGCCGCTCGGCTCGACGATCCGGCCAGAGCTTTTATACTTTTTGTCCTCCACGTACTCGCCCACGATTTGCCAACCGAGTTTGGCGGCCAGCAGCCGGCAGTCGGCCAGTTGCGCCGGGATGCTGGCTTTGTCGGGCCCGGCCTGATCTTCCGTCGACACGCGGGCGTAGATGACCGCGAGGGTCATGGATTAGTGCAAGTGTTATCGCTGTACTTCCAGCACTGGACCCCCTTGTGCTTTGAGCAAGCGCCGGTCCCCGTTGCGCCGCTGGAGGTGCCATCGTTGCACAGCGCGCCGATGCGCACACGCGGCCCAGCCTGAGTAGCCGTGTCCGCTGGCGCGGGCGTGTCGGTATCGGCCACTGGCGCAAGCGTGGCCGTCGCTTCGACAGCGGCCAGCGTGGCGGTATCGACAATCGGCGCGGGCGTGCGCGTGAATGCCGCCTGCGTTGCAGCTGGCTTTTGCGTGGCGGTTGGCAGATGTGTCGGCGTCGCAGTTATGGCTTCTGCTGTCAACAGGCCCGCCTGCATAGCAGTTACAGTTGCCTGTCGATCATCCTGTATTGGTGTTGGGCTGGCCGTGAGTGTGACGGTCGGCGTCAGTGTAGGCGAGGCGGTCAGTGTCGCGCTAGGAGCAAGTGTGGCCGATAGCGCAACTGTGGCGACCACAGGCGGCCGTGTGGCCGTGGATACCAATACGGCCGGCTGGGCCGTGCAGGCCACCAGAGCCAGCGCGGCCAGAAGTGCAGCGATGCGTTTTAGCATTCCCCTACCCTTTCCCCAATCCATTTAGAAACATATCAAGCGCCAGAATCACATTCTCTATATCTTTTTCGGAACGCCCATCCACCAGGGCCAATAGCCGACGGCGGGCCGGGCTGAGTGCGCCAGGCTGAGCTGGCTTAGCTTCCCATCCCCGCGCCTCGGTCATCAGTTCATCGAAATCCCACCCCGTTATGTCGGAAATCCGCCGCAAGTTATCTGCCCTGGGCGGATATTTTCCGTTCACCCACGCCGAAACCGCGCCGTGGCTTACTTCCAGCTTTTCGGCAAACGAATCATAGGAAATACCCCCCTTTTTCAGGTATTTCCGCAATCGGTCACCGAATTCAGTCATTTACGAAACTCTAACGCAAGTTACTTGACTTTACAATCTAGTCATGTTACTATCATATCAAGTTAGGTAACTGACCGAAAGGTGACCCGAAAATGCCAAAAGGCCAAAAGTACACCGTCACGACTTATGTTCCACCCAGCGTCAAACGCCGTCTGGAAAGTGACGCAAAAAACAGCAACCGCTCCGTTGCCGCCCAAGTGCTGACTATCATCGAAAAGCACTACAGCGCGCAGAGTGCTGAGTTTCAACCACCCACCCAGCCCGCGCCGGTGTCCGCGTGATACGCCCGGAAGTACTGAGCTACTACCGCCCGATGGCGGCCAAGTTCCTGGCCGACGTGGCGCGCGCCGATTTGCGCCTCACCCAGGCCGAGCACGTCGCCCGCGCGGCAGAGTTGCCGGCCGTCATCGCGGCTCTGGCCGGCGAGCGGCGGGCGCTGGCGGTGGAGCAGATGGAGCGGATGGCGGGCTGGGAATAAAAAACGCCGGGTGCATGAACACCACGGCGCGGCCCCGACAGGGGCGATGAACTGAGTGTACCACTAACCGACAGGAGAGCGAACATGGAAACCCCGACCCGTCTTTCAGAATTGCGAACCAAGATTATTCAAATACGCGACTTCAGGACCGCCGTAGACGCCTTGGTAGAAATGCCAGGATTGACCAACGAACTTCTTGAAAAATATGAGGTGCTGGCAGATGCAGTCACGGAAGAGATGAGTTCCTTACTGCTCGCCGAGCGCCGTGAAGAATTGGCCACGAGGGCCAAATGACCGCCTACACCATCAGCCCCGCGCAGATGACCGGCTGCGCCATGCGCGCCGGGCTGCGCATCGGCCAGCAAGTCACGGTGCTGGTCGGCGGCCACCAGGGCAACACGGCCCGCATTGTCAGCGAGCACACCGACCCGCGCGACGGACAGCCGCGCTACACCGTCTACACGCGCCAGTTGCGCGTGCTGGCGGGATACCGCGCCGAGCAGTTGCAGGCGGTGGCGGCATGAACGAATACACCCCGCTCCCCGTCCGCTCACTAGCCGAGCTGCACCAAGCTGACCGGCTGATTGCCATGAGTGCCGAGATCGCCCGTCTCAAGATAGTTCTGCAACGAATCGCTGACGCGCCGACCTTGAATAGATGGCAGCACGATCAAGCCAGTCTCTTCAAGGATATGGCTCGGGTCGCGCTGACCCTGCCCACCCCCACCCCGCCGGCGGGCGAGCCGGATCATGGGCAGCCCAGCGGCGAAGCGGTGCGGGGGGCGAGCGAGCAGCAGCAGGCCAGCGGCAACTCATAGATACCAATTTATCCGCCATGCGCACGCTATTCCACTTTCTAACTGTTTTCTATCAGCATGAAAAAGCCGTAGCGGCGCTCATCGCAACGGGATTTGTTCTGTGGGTAATCCTGATCTTCTTATTGGCATCGCGTTAGGGCTGGTGCTGGCCGGTGTGGCGGGCGCGTATCTGCATGAGCGCAGCCTGCGACACCACCTGCAAGCCCTGGTGCGCGAGCAAGGTACGAAGCTGGCCGATCTTAGCCAGGAAGTCGCCAACATCCGGCTGGCCAGCGGCAACAAGCTTTACAGCCGCGCCCTGCGTGACGTTGGCTTTGCCGCCAAACAATCCATGCTGCGGGTCCGCGCCGCCCGCGCTCATCTGGTCGAGGAGCTGGACACCATCGACAAGCTGCTGGACCTGGCGCCGAAGGAGTGACCATGAACACAGGCACCGACATTCACAGCCGTATCCAAATCAGAAAGTGGGCCGACGAGTGCGCCGCCCAGGACGCCGAGCAGGCCGCGTACCTGACCGAGTGGCAGCGCACGCACCCTGGCGCCCGCCGGCTGACGGTCAGCCGCCTGCTGGCCTGGCTGGCCTGCGTGCTGGTGGGCATCACCTTCGGCGTGATCGTGGTCGCGGAGATGCTGGCCCCGCGCTACTAGGTATGTCCCGCGTCTCCCCCGCCCACTAACCGGCGGAGCCTGCATCACTCCGCTAGTGGCAGGAGCAGCCGGGCCGGCACAAGCTGGCGGGCGGGAGAGGCGCGGTTTTGCTACGCGATGGCAAATGAAAGGACAACACCGTGACTGAGACAGCACTCCAAACAAAATCAAGCAGCGCCGTTGCCCAATGGGGCAGCCGCGAAGATGTGCGCGAAGTTGTCACCCGCCTGCGGTCCATGCTGCCCGGCGGCGACAAGTTGAATGACGGCCAAATCAAGGCGCTGGCTCAGGGCGCAATCGCCCACGGCCTCGATCCTCTGAATGGCGAGATATGGATGATCCCCGGCCGCGGCCTGATGATCGGCGTCAAGGGGCTGCGCAAGAAAGCGCACGAACAGGTGAAGGGTAACTTCTGGGCCGAGTTTGTAGAGTTGACCGACCCAGACCAGCGCCACCGCCTGCGAATCCCGGACGGCGCGCTGGCCTTTGAGTGCCGCCTGTTTGACAGCGAGAACCTGCGCACCTATGCCGAGACGTGCGAGAAACTGCTGAGCTCCAAAATCCCCTGGGAAGCCGTGCGCGAAATGGTGGGCGCCAAGCCCTACACATCCGGCTATGGCGTACTCAAGGCTGGCGAGAATACCAAGATGGAGCCCGTCCAGTGCGCCATGAAACGCGCCGAAGCCGACGCCATCAAGCGCCGCTTCGATGTGCCCTTTGGCCTGGCCGTAGAAGCCGACAATGACGCGCCCGGCGGCGGCGAGTGGGTGGAAAGCACGGCAACGCCAGTTGACGCTGCGCCCGAGCCATTGCCGGCCGATGTGCAGGCGCGCGGAGTGGCGGCGCTGTACGAAGACCCGACCGAACAAGCAGCCGATGCTGTTGTGGCTGAGATCGAACAAGCCACGGCGAAGGTCAAGGCCAATGGCACAACGCGCCCGTACGCGCCCGCGCAGCTCAAGAAGGGTATCGAACTCAAGGCCGCCAAGCACGCCACCGACACGGCCACGCAAGGACAGATCGGCCTGACAGCTGGCGCGCTAAACCTGTGCTTTGCCGGCGAGGCCCACGCCGACGAAAAGCGCCACAGCGTCCAGAAGTACCTGACCGGCCACGCCAGCATGAGCGAGATGGACGACAGTTTTGTTCTGGCGCTGCTGGACTGGCTCAAGCCCACCAGGGACAGCGGCGGCCATTACATGCCCGACGCGATGGCCGCGCGCGAGGCCGGACTGATTGTGCGCCAGACGATGAAGGAAGCCGGGCAGGCGGAGTTGGCGTTGTGACCCAACCCATGACCACCTACGACCGGAATTCCCTGCACACGCGCACGCCCGCCAACGACTCGTCCTACAGATTCGTGTTCATCGCCCGCGAGTGGGGGCCGGGCCATCCGCCGCAGGCCGTGTCTGACCGGCTCAAGGCACAGTTGGCGGCCGGGAGGATCACCTGGCGATTTGCCGTGGTATGTCAGGCGCGCATGACGCGACTGTACCGCCTGGCCCAGGTGACGCCATGACCCCGCCCATCGGCTCCGGCGCGCGCATGCCCGACCCGTACCAGGACGACCAGGCGCCGACGATGCGAGCGGACCTTCTCGAAGATGAATTTCGGGCGATCTGCACTGTCTGCGACGGTCGCGTCACCATCCACCGCATCCAGCAGACCAGCTACGGCTGGGCCGGCGTGTGCACGGAACATGAGACGGAGACGCAAGAATGATTGACTTTGGGCCGGAAATGCCTTATTCTAATGGGGCCGATAAAAAGGCGAACGGCCCAAGCGTTATCAGCGCAAGGGCCGCTCTAAGCAACGGACTGTGTGGACAGCCCGCGCCTGTGCAAATATTAGCACACTCCGACGACCTGTCCAAACACTATTGTTTGACGGGTCGTTTCCCGTTTAAGGGGCTGTATGCCTGACTTGGAATTGGTACTGACGAACAGGGCCCACCGCGCAATCGCGGAGGCCCGCAGCGTGGATGAAGTCAAAGACATCATGGATAAAGCCGAGGCCGTGCGCCTATATGTCAAGCGTGCCGGTCTGGGCAAAGACATGGAAAACGACGCCGCCGAAATCGTCATTCGCGCCGAACGCAAGATGGGGGAATTGCTCAAGACCATGCGCGAGCAAGGCCAACGGCAATCACGGGGCGGCGACAGAAAATCAAAGTCGCAAGATAAAACATTGATGCCTCCATCTCTCGATGAATTGGGGGTTAGCCGTGGTCAGGCCAGTCGCGCCGAGATGGTAGCCGACCTTCCAGAAGCAGAGCTGGATAAAGACATAGCTAAAGCCCGCGCCGATGGCGGTCTAACTCCAAACGTGGCGCGCAAAGCAGCGACTAAGCACAAGCGCGAGAAGCAGCGCGCCGAAGTGTCGGCCCAGCGCAAGGCGGCGCCAGCCGAGACGCACATTGACCTGTATCAAGGGGACGCCTTCGCGTGGCTTGAGACAGTCGAGGACGGCAGCATAGACCTCGTTGTGACCGACCCGCCCTACAACGTCACCGACAACGAATGGGACAAGATCGGCACGGACGATGAATTCATTGGGTGGATGTCCGACCTGCTGATGGCGCTGCGCCCCAAGCTCAAGCCAGATTATCACCTGTTCCTTTTTTGCTCCCCTGCCTACCAGGCCAGGATTGAATTACTACTCACTGGCCTGGGCTACCCACTGAAATCGCGCATCGTCTGGTCACACCGCAACCTGAGCATGGGCCGCGATGTGTCCGATAAGTTTATTGAGAATTGGGAAATGGCGTTCCACTGTGGGACGCACAAACTCAACTGGCCTGACGAATGGAACCAAGAGCGGTTTCAAGTTCAAGAGCATGCTGTACCCCAATCAAACTTCAACGATGCCAAGCTGCACCCAACCTCTAAGCCAATCAAACTCATTGAATTGTTCGTGACGGTCGGCAGCCAGCCAGGCGGGCTGGTGTTGGACCCGTTCGCGGGCGGCGGCACAACTGGCGAGGCCTGCCTGCGCAACAAGCGCAATTGCATCCTGATTGAGAAGAGCGCCGAGTACTGCCGGATCATTGAAGACCGCCTGGGGATTACCACATGCCAGGCATAACCCGCATTGACATCACGAACGTTACCAGCGGGCGCGGCGCATACCGCTTTGATGACTCAAAGGCCATGCGGCCGGCGGCCAACCTACTCTATGCATCTATCTTTGAAAGCCTGAATATGCCGCTGCTGCCTGGCGCCAAGGATATTAAATGCACACTGGCAGAGCGGCAAGCGCGGACAGACTTTGAATTAGGCATAGACGTATTCCTAGGCTTCCCCTCGGGCCACAAAGCCACCATGCAGGAGAAATTCCTATTCACGACATACAACACTGTCACCGTCGAGTACATGCAGGACTGGCGCAACGATATTCCCGGAGACTGGTTCAACCTTAAATGCCAATACTACTTTGTCGGCTATGCCGTCAAGGAGAAGCTCAGATTTACCAATTGGCTATTGCTGGATTGGCTCAAGATGATGGTAGCTACATCGCAGGGCCGCATACCTTGGGAGACTCAGATCAACAAGTCAGACGGCGCGCGAGCATCGTTTAGGCACATCCACTTCGACACGGTCCCAGATGACTGCATTGTCGCTACGTCCCATCATTACCCGTGGTGGTGTGATCCGCGGCCGGGGCCGTGCCACTACTGCGGCTCCAATTCATACCAACGCGACACCAGGAGTAGCCGATACATCTGCAACAAGTGCGGCCTGTTCGTGGCCGCGCCCGCTTCAAAATAACTAAATAAGAGTAACAACCTGGGCGGGGCAGGATGACCCCGTTAGCCCACAGGGATGTGGGTAGCACGACCGCCGATCCGAATTATTCAACACACAGACACCCCCACAATGGCGCGCTGCAAGGCGCGGGGCGGTGCCAAGAGCGGGGCAACATTGGCCCGAGGCGCGACGACTGGCACTGTGCGGCGGCAGAAGCGTTTGCGAGAGACGTACTCGCAGCATCGGGTGAGTGAACCTGTAAAGCACTCCACGTTTGCAGAAACGCAGAAACCTACTCCTCTCGCAAGGGGGGAGTAGGCATACAACACGAATGCAGTAATCAGGAGACAAGCACATGGATGACCCTGCACCCAAAACACTGACAGAGCCGCAAGCCTGGGTCGGCGCGATATGCGAGGTGACCGGCTGGAATGTAGTGCTCAACGCTGGCCGGGCCGCAAAGCTGGGAAAGAGCCTGCGCCAGGCCGGCGGCACACTGGCCTGCCTGTTGGCGCACTACGGGCAACAAGACTACGGCATGGCCTGGTGGTGGTATAGAGACGACTGGCGCGGCAAGCGCGGGCAGCGGCCCAGCCAGGCCGGGATACAAGAAACGTGGGGCGCGTGGAAATTACCGATTGCCATAGCCGCGCCGCAGTCGGCGGTCGGCGGAATGCTGGCCTACCTGGAGAGGCTGGAACATGGCGACGCAAGCTGAAACAACTAGGGTCATTCTGACGGCTTTACCGCTGTACCCGAATTTCAAGCTGACCGTATCCGAGGAGTTGTTCTGTTCGTCCTGGCAGCGGCATGTCGGCCACCTGGGCTATCACCAGCTCCAGGCCGCCATGGACCGGGCCGTGCGCGGGTCCGAGTTCTTTCCGTCCGTGCATGACGTGCTGGCCGCGGCGGCGCAGTTGGCGGCCGGCGAGGGCAAGACCGGCATGGAAGCCTGGGCCGAGCTGCAGAGCGCCATCCGGGAACACGGCTACATTTGCCCACCAGACGGCAAGACGCCGGAAGGGATGCACGATTACCAGGTGCGCACGGTCTGGCACTTTGCGGACCCGGTGATAGCCGAACTGCTGCCCGCGCTGGGCGGGTGGCATGGCGTCTGCATGAGCGAGAACGCGGTGGCAGACCGCGCCCACTTTATTCGGGCCTACGAACTGACGGCGGCGCGTAATCAGATGCGGCTGAGTGACCCGCAGCCGCCCGCGGCGCACCAGTTGGGCACGGAAGTCACGGCGCAGATTGCCCCGCCCGAGGTGCGCAGCGCCAACCTGGAGCGAATGGCCGAGGTGATGGCTGGGATAGGACGGCTGCCATGACCGCCCCCACCGCCCCGCGCCGCCGCCGCTCGTATCGCTATCTCAGTCACGCCGCCATCCACAGCGGAGCGTACAGCCCGGTCTACACGCGCGTCCTGTGCGCCGTGCTGGAGCCGGGGACCGGGCGCTACCTGGGCACGGCCGTGGCGGTGCTGCGCAAGGGGGGCAAGTGATCGTTCAAGAGTTGGGCCAAAGTCTGTTGGAAATGTTGCGCCCCGGCTGCGATCGGATAGAGATAGCCGGGAGCATTCGGCGCGGCAAGGTACAGCCGAAGGACATTGAACTGGTGGCTATACCAAAAATTCACCATACCGCCGACCTGTTCGGCACCGAGTATCACACCGATATGCTGTCCGAACGCATACAAGACTTCTGTGGCCATGTAGACGATGAATGGGGGTTTGACCAGGCGCTAAAGCGCAACGGCCCCAAATACAAGCGGCTGCGCCATGCGCGAGGCGTGTGCTGCGACCTGTTCATCACTGACGCCGATCAATGGGGCGCCCAATTCGTAATTCGGACCGGCCCGGCTGAGTTCTCTCACATGCTGGTGACGCGGGCGCTGCGCCTGGGGATGAAGCAGGAAGATGGGCGGCTGTGGCGCATTCATCGTGATGATACAAAGACTGTCATCCCCACGCCGGAAGAAGTTGATTACCTAAAAGCTCTTGGATTGCCGTGGATAGAGCCAGAGCAGCGCGGCAAGGCAACGGCATGACCATCATCATCACCCTGGCCTGGCCGTCGCACAAGCTGTCGCCCAATAAGCGCGGCAACTGGCGCAGTAAGGCCGCGGCTGTCAAGCAGGCGCGCATGGATGCCGGCTGGTGCGCGCTGGCGCAGGCGCCCGATGCCAGGCTGCCCACCGACGCGCCGCTGTCCGTGGCGCTGGGTGAGGCGGCGACGGGAGTAAAGAAGTGAGCGGACATTATGAGCAGGTGGTTGACTTTAGTGCTGCAATGCCTTATTCTGAATACGTCGAGGGCACATGGGCGGTTTTTTTGTCGCCTACAAAGAGCAGTTGTCAGGCGTAAACCGTCCTGTGCCCTCGACAAGCACTAGATCGGCGACCGCCTGACAACTGCTTTTTGGTTAACTCTATGCGTACATGCAGACGTTGGACAAAAAACGATGACGACCAACTTAGGGAGTTGTATCTAGTAAAAACTCATGCCGAGATAGGGGAAATGATAGGGCGGGGATGTAACGCAGTTCGCTCTCGTTGTTCTATTTTGGGGCTGTTCAAGCAAAGCCCATTCTGGACTGACGTAGAAGTTGAAACTCTTAAAAAATGGTACCGCTGGCATGCCAGCAAGAAGGTAAACCTGCCAGCTATAGCTAAGGTACTTGACCGAACACTTAACGCCGTTGGTCTTAAGGCTGAAGAGCTGGGCCTGACGAATATTTACCGAAAGGGTGGCAAGGGTAGGCGAAAATATTTCAATGAGAAGGAACGCAAGATCGGTTCCGCCAAAGCACATAAGGAATGGCTCGAAACCCACGAACACCCGCGCGGCGCTTTGGGAATGAAACATACGCCAGAAACAAAAGCCAAGATGAAAGCGGCGGCTGCTGCGTGGATGAAGAACGCAACACCCGAACAACTCAAGGCTAAAGGTAGAAAAATGGTGGCAACCAAGCTAGAGCGATACGGATCAGCCGGTGGGCATCAAGGCAATCCTTACAGCAGCGCACGCCGCGGAAAGCGGGCCGACTTAGGCGACATTTTTTTTAGGTCGCGCTGGGAGGCCAATTATGCGCGCTATCTCAATTTCCTAAAGGCACAGAACCAAATCAAGGATTGGCAATTTGAGCCGCAGACATTCATTTTTCATGGTGTCATACGCGGGGCCAACACCTATCTGCCGGATTTCAAGGTAATCGAAAATGACGGTAGCCATGTTTGGCACGAGGTCAAGGGGTGGATGAAGTCTACCGACCGAACAAAACTCAAGCGTATGGCAAAGTATTACCCGGATGAGAAAGTAATTGTTATCGGGCCGCCTGAGTATGCGGAGATTGAAAGCAGCGTAGCGGGCCTGATTGACAAATGGGAATACAAAGAGAACAAACATTGGGTGAATTGGTGACCCGCCGTAAGCAGCGCTACACGCCCGGCCGGGCCGCTTATCAGCGGGCATACCGGGCGCGGCGTAATGAAGTCAAGGCCATCCTGGAAAGCAAGGGCTGGCACCGATCGGCCAGCGGCGATTGGGTGCCCCGATGATGCCCAAAGGCTCTTACGGTGTCTGTCAGATTATTAACGACCCGGACCCGGACTGTTGTTTCCCGCCGGGCGCGCGGCTTCAGGGACTGGTGCCGATGCTGCTGCAAGGCAGCTTCACCCCCGGCACGACGTTGCGGTTTATCGGCCGGCGCTACTTAGTTCTGGGCGCGGCCGGCTCGCGGCAGACGCTGGCCGCGCGGCGGTGACGAAAGGACAAACAACGATGCCACAAGTAGACGACGACGGACACGACATTGACCTGAGCGGGCTGGCCGTTCTGCCGGCGGATTATCTGGCCGAGCTCGAAGAGGCGCGGGTGGACGCGGCCGACCTGGCTGGTGAATTGCGCGAAGCCCGCAAGCGCGCCGCCACCTACCGCGCCATAATCAAAGGGCTTGCCAAGCGCGTGCGCACATTCAGAACGGCGTACTGGCGACAGGTTGACGCCGACTTGGAACGCGATACTGACGCGATTGCCGCCATCACCGCCGCGCAGGCGACGAGCGAGCGGTACCGGGCGGAACGGGATGCGCTACAGCAGATTGTTGTCAAGGCGATGACCGAACGCGCGGCAGATAGAAAGTCGCGGGGTGGCGCCGCCGCC